CTTAACTACACTCTTGATTCTACAGACCCTGACTCGGGAATAATTGGTCTTTAGAATTCAAATAAATCTGCCTTCCCGCCAGAGAATAGTGAGTGGAAAAAAGAAAAAGAGACTATGGACGAAAGCATTTAACATGGATACTAGATGGACGACCAAGAAAAACTTCATAGATAAAGATGACAGTCATGCTGGAACTCCATTTTTAGGATAGATCTATGAGAGTAATCTGACTTTAGAATTAGACCAAGACTAACGATTAGACAATCCTAAAATTGCAGATTACACTTTATATTAAATCGTAGCTCAGCACGAAAATTATAAAGATGATCCATTGATGTAATAGAACTTAAGGAAAGCCATCGCAGAACTTATCAGTATGCCTTAACAGACCGTTGTGTATGAAAAAGAGTAATTGATGATTTCACCCAGTAATGGATACTGTGTTTAAAAAGCCATCTCAATAGCAATGAAAATTTATAAAGGTATGAATACTACTTTTGGAACCTGGATTTATGGATTGAATCTATAATAAACGTAATTCATGATTAATAAATTTTTCCCAGAAAAGAAAGATATTATTAGAATATGTGATATGAAAAAATACGATAGCGCTACGCATGCTATGGTACCTTTGAATACCAAATTATTAGAATACTATAAATTTAATGTGAAACCTACAGATGAAACAGAAACTCCTAATTAGATGTGAAAGAAAGAAAAGAAAAGGACAAAGAAAGAGGAGAAAGTGATGGAAATCTATGAGGAATAGAATAAAGTTTTCCAAAAGAAAACCAATCAGTATCATGCAAAGTTCCAAAAGATTAGAAAATTCATAAATGACAGAATTGGAACACCATAAGAATAATGTTATTATTGTTCCAAAATCAAAGACATCATAACTTGTTTGTGGGACTGAAAAACAATCGTAACTACTAACACGTGGAAAGAAGAATTCTGGACAGCATTAAATAAATGTACTGCATTTGTACGAGCAGGAGACTCTAGAAACCCGAAGGATGACTCACTATGTATACATTGTTTGAAAAATGTAACCAAGACAGATATGAGCCATTTTGTTAGTAAATTATTGAAATATAAATACATACGTATAGAGAATAAAAATTAGTATGTTAAAAACGACATCTTAGTTGCAGGAGAGCTTAAAATGTATCAACATCTCCAAATATCCAAGTATTATCTGACTACTGCCTTATATAATGTTTAAAGTGGTTAAAAATTAATAACAGAGAGGTAGGAACGGGAATTAACGTTAGCAGTAGATAAACTACAAAAATTAGAATAGACAGTCGATAAAGATAAAATTGTATAAAGTAAATATTAATACAGTGATTATTTAAAGATCTTACTGTTATTGAATTGTAGAAAAGTCAAAAATTATATGATAGG